ACGGTGTCGAATCTGTCCGTACAGAGAACGGTACGTTCTATCGATCTACCAAATCTAAATACTGGACTTCTGATTGGGAAGCGATGGGTAAATTTATCCTTGAAAATGAAGTGCCAGAACTGCTTGAGAAAAGAATCCATCAGGGGAATATGAAGCAATTCCTTGAGGACAACCCCGAAAAGCTCCCACAGGGGTTAAATTGTGAGAGCGAATACACTGTAACTGTACGGAGGAAGAAATGAGTGAAAGTTATGTTCCGATTGAGGAACTAGCTAAATATCTTTCGGTCAAAATCCCTACTATCCGTGATTGGGTCAGTAAGGGATACATACCGAAAGACACCTATATAAAGGTAGCTAACACGTACCGTTTCAGTATTCCTGATGTGGTAACGGCCTTGAAGCAAGAAGCACCTGAACCTGTCTATGACAACCAAAACGAACCTGTTCAACTTGAACTGGATTTCAGCGATGAGGAAGATGTATGAGCGATTTAGCTTTATTTGAAAATATGCCTGACGAGTACAAACAACTTCTCGGGCAACTCCAACCTGACACCAATGCCTCTGGACGTGGCTCTTCTGCGGGCGGTATTAACCGACTCAGCATTCGTGGTGGTGTTTTCCGTAAAGTAGTTAACGGTCAAGAGGTAGGAGAACTGGAACAGCGTGCTATCAGTGTGGTTATTGTTAAAACTGCACCAATCTCACGTATGTATTTTGCGGGGCAGTACCAAGCTGGGGTGACTAACCCTCCTACATGTTGGTCTGGAGATACGCAAACAGGCCGTCCATCGGAAGATGTTTTATCTAGTGATCGTCAGTCAGAGACGTGTTTCGACTGCCCACAAAACATTAAAGGTTCCGGTCAAGGTGAAGGGCGTGCGTGCCGATACTCTCAACGTGTTGCAGTATTACTTGCTGACGCTGACGGTAAGGTTGTGTCTGATGATGTCTATCAGCTTTCACTGCCCGCTACCAGCGTGTTCGGCGACAACAAAAACAAGATGGGACTACAAACTTATGCCCGTTTGTTGGACTCACAGAAAGCTCCACTAGCTTCTTTACTTACTGAACTACGTTTTGATACAGACTCTTCCACACCCAAGCTGTGTTTCAAACCAGTACGTGTATTGGAACAGGATGAACTTAAAATAGCTGTAGCGTTGCAACAATCAAAAGATACAGAAAAACTTATTGCGCTCAGTGTAAAACCGAAGGAAGATGTAGCAGACGCTCCTGCCCTACCTAAGATAGAAATGCCGAAGGTAGAAGCGGTAGCAGAAGAAGAGGTCGAAGAACCAAAGGTTAAGGTGTCTAAAAAGAAAAAAGCAGAGACACCGGCTGATGTCGATCTCGCAAGTTTGCTAGATGAATTTGATGACTAAAAACAATGGGGCACTACGGTGCCCCTCTTACTCTGATGTGGAAATCTTATGGAAACCAAAGAGTTTCTTAGTACCGTTGCCGGAAGCGAAGGTTACTATTGCATAGTAGGAATAAAAAACGGTAAGACCATACAAAAATTCTATAACTCAGTTGATGCTGCGGCAGATGCGGCGCATCAATTCGATGCTGAAGGGTACGATGCTTACTATACTCCGGCTACGTATGCCGAAGATGTAAATCGTAGGGCTGAAAACGTCTTACAGATGAAGGCGTTGTTTTTAGATTTAGATTGTGGCGCGGATAAACCCTACCAAACACAGCGTGATGCACTGATTGCATTACAAGAATTCAAGAACGAGTATAACCTACCTACATGGACAGCCGTGGTCAATTCAGGCCGTGGCCTGCATGTTTACTGGATTCTTACGCGTACGTATTCCAGAGAAGAATGGCTACCGGTAGCGGAAAGGCTAAAGACAGCCTGTACTGAATTCGGCTTAGAGGCTGATCCGGTAGTGACTGCGGATGCAGCGCGTATCTTGCGCGTACCAAATACACACAACTTTAAGGATGACCCAGCGCGTGACGTTAAGGTCGTTCAGATGAAACAAGATTTCATAGAGTTGGATGTGTTTGCGTCTAAGCTCCCAGAAAGAGCGTCACCAGTTACCAGCGCAAGAGAGTATACAGACCAAGATGCTAAGGACATGGCCCGCGCAGTTGGTCAAAGTAAATACACAACCAAGTTTTCTAAACTTCTGATTGCTACGTCATCAGGCAAAGGTTGTGGGCAAGTTAATCGTGCGATTATGCAGCCCAACGATTTGTCGTACTCCGATTGGCTCCATGTACTGTCTATTGCCAAGCATTGCGAAGAAGACGGGGCACAGGCGATTCATCTGATCTCAAGTCGGTATGACGGCTACTCTGCCGACGAAACCGAGAAGGTAGTTGCACCGATTGAATATCCGCATCTGTGTTCTACGTTTGAATCCGATAACCCATCAGGGTGTGAAGGTTGTCCACACAAGGGCAAAATCAAGTCTCCTATCAGTCTGTGCAGAGAAGTGCGCATGGCTGAATCCAATGAGGTAGAGGTACAAGTCTTTGAGGAGCAGGAGGTAATTATGGAGGGGGAGGAAGAAGCCCCAACTCCTACGCCTAGCACCGTGAAGATAACTATACCCCAGTACCCGTTCCCCTATAAGCGTGGTATTAACGGAGGTGTGTATCTCGAAAAGAAGGATCAGGATGGAAATGTAGAACAGATAGAAGTGTATAACAGAGACTTCTACGTTACGAAGAGATTGCGTGATCCGATAGATGGGCCATCGTTTGAATTTAAGCACCATACCGACAGGGAAGGGGTACAAACATTTGTGCTACCCATGACTAAGCTGACTTCTAAGGACGAGTTCAGAAAGGCTATGGGGCTAAACGATATTTTTATTCTCCCTAAACAAGCGGAGTTAATTATGGTCTACATCGGTAGATGGATTGAACAGTTAAAACAAACTCAGGATATGGTCGAGGTGTATACGCAGTTTGGTTGGACTGAAGATATGAAGTCGTTCATCTTGGGTGACAGAGAAATATATGCTGACCGAATAGAGTACACCACACCTAGCAGCCGTACTGCGCAGTACATACCTATGTTCCAGAAGAAGGGGACACTAGATGGTTGGAAGAAGGTAACAGAGTTCTACAACCGGCCTGACTTTGAAGAGCATCAGTTTATGTTTGGGTTAACTTTTGGTTCTCCACTTATGGAGTTTATCCCCAATATATCCGGTGCTATCTACCATTTGATGAGCAAGGAAACCGGCTACGGAAAAACTACAGGTATGTTTGGTGGAGCTTCAGTATGGGGGCACCATAAAAAACTTGTACTCAAAGGCAAGGATACAGGTAACTCTGGTTGGAACCGTGCAGAGATATGGAAGAACATTCCGCTGTACATAGACGAGATCACTAACTACAAGCCCGAAGCCGCTAGTGAGTTTTGTTATGCCGCAACAGACGGTGAACAGAAAAACCGGATGAACAATCAGGGGCAAAACTCTGAAAGGTATCGTGGTAGAGAGTGGTCATTTATTGTAGCTACAACGGGCAATACTAGCTTGCATGAAATACTGTCTGCTAACCGAGAACATTCGGAGGGTGAAGTAGGTAGAGCCTTGGAAGCTATGGCTACCAAGAAGTTGTTTTCGGAAGAAGACACTGCACTAGCTAACACATTGCAGGAAGATTTGGCTAACAACTACGGGCATGCAGGGGAGCCGTATATACAACATATTCTTAAAAACCCAGAAGCGACAGAAAAACTTGTTTTAGCTACAAGAGACGCAATGATAAAAGCGGCAAATTTAGATTCTCAGCACAGGTATTGGGTTGCAGAGTGCGCGTGTACGTATGCGGGAGTTATGATCGCTAAGAGCATTGGCTTGTTAGATTGGGATTTGGATGCGTTCTACGCTTGGATTATTAAGAAACTAAAGTTGGCTAGAGAAAATATGCAAAGCATGACCATAGATATACATAACCTCATTGCCGATTACATTGCGGATAACCCACGAGGCATTCTACGTGTAAAGAGTACTGACGATGCGAGAACCACTGATCCGGAGAAGGAGAATTTGATTATGCCGGATGCAACGCCATTGTATCGTTGGGTTGGAAGGCATGAGTACGACATTCATAAACTGTATTTGCGCCCCGCACCGTTCAAAGAATGGTGTATGAAACGAGGGCATGTATATGCTTCGGTACGGGAACTGATAAAACTACAGCTAAAAGGTAGAGTTACTAAGATGCGTTTAGGAAAAGGTACTAAACTCGACCTGCCATATCAGTCGGTAATCGAATTATCTTGGGCAGATGAGGTTAGCAATGACGAGGGTAATGCTGACTGATATATCACCTGACGGTGTACGTATCGTTGTAGATTGGGATAAGTTTAAGCCGGGGTCTTCGGTATTCATACCTTGTATAAACACGGCTAAAGCTATCGAACACTTAACAAAAGCCGCCCGGATAACTAAGAAAGATATAGAGCAACGTGTTCGTGTAGAGGACGGTAAGTATGGCGTTCGGGTTTGGCGGCTAAAGTAACTGTGGTACTATAGCCGCGCATCATTTCCTTATCAGAGGATTTAGCCCCCCTCTGGGGGGCACTTTTTATAGATCGCTGTCCAACCAATCCATAGCAGCATTAAACTCTTCGTTTGATTGCATTATCTCTGCCAGTGCTTTTTTATTTTGAATAGGCATACCGCCGGTCAATTTTGCAAACTGGCTTCTAGTAGCTCTACTATCCAGAGAACGATCCATAGCAGCCACATCAATAACTGAAGCTGGATGATCTAAATTGTACGCTTCTGCTTCTTCAATAGCTTCTGCGAATAATTCAGGTTTAGGGGCTTTAGGGTCTAACGCATAAGCTATCTTATCTAAAATTCCTTCTCTACGTGCCTTCCTTCCGGCTTCTTTGCGGATGTTAAGTGACAATCTGTCTCTAGCGGCCCGTGTAGAAATAGGAGAAAAACCCATAGCTTGTTTTAATATATCGCCTGTAGGTAATGCTCCAGAAATTACATCATCTCCACGTCCTGTCTCGTAACCTTTAGTAGCAAAACGATAGGCTTTGGCTACGTTAGATGCACCTGTTGGTAGTATGGCTTCAACCGCTCTGTCTTTGTTTCTCGGGTTATCATCAAGTAGTGATTCCATACCATCGTAGATACGTTTACCTACACCATAAGTTGGGCCAGCCCATGCCTCTACAATTGCTTCAGTTGCATTATTTGGCTTGTAGTTACCGCGATCACGGATCATTAAGTTAGTTAGAGAAATACGATCTGTTAAATCTATACCTAACTGACTTGCAATCAAACCGTAGTACAGGTCTCCCCCGATCATTTTGGCAACTATTGTGTTGAAGTCATCTTCATCATCGCCAAGGAATTGATTGGCTATGAACGCAACTACTCCATACATCGGAATACCTTTAACGCCGACTAACGCTCCGCCGGTTGCGGTTAGGTAGAAGAACATATTTCTAAGAATTCTAGCTTCTTCACGCTCTGCTTCTGTTCTTGCTTTACCGATCATGTCATCGAACAAAGTCTTAATCATACGAAAGTGCGTGTACAAGAACTGCGCGGGAACGCGCTTAAACTGCCAAATAACACTACCTACACTGGTTTGAGCTATACGAGGAGCTGTTGTCAGAGAGGCTGAAGTGTTAACCCACAGTGTAGTATCTATCGCTTGTTGGGCTGCTTGATCTCCAAACTTGTTAAACTCAGCTTCAGATATTTTTCCAAAACTCTTACCGGTAAGTTTCTCCATTTCTAGTATGTAGACACTCATGGCACTTGTCTGACGGATAGCACGTTCTGAATGGTTAAATAGAAAACCAGACCAGTACACAGCTTTGGTAAGTAACGTAGAGTTAGGGTTCTCTAGGTCTGCCATTTCGGTAGTGGCCGAGCGTGCATCAAACCCATATTCCTTAAACTTATCGGCCAACTTATCAAACCTAGAAAGCACTTTGCCTAACTTTGTGTCTCTGTCTATATCGTTTGTAAGACTAAACCCACCTAGTTCATTAAGTACTTCTGTGTCACCTATCTGTTGTCCTTTTTCATCGACTCCTGTAACCCCTTCTCTGGAAACTGTGCCGAATGTAGCTGTGTACAGGCCACCAGCAAGCGCCATAGCTTTAGTTGCGTTAACTGGCCCATATTCGGCTGCTGTACGAGACTGTAAGACTATCGGAATGATAGACGTGTTTACGGCAACTGAACTTAAGTTAAATCCTAATGTCCAGATAAACGTAGCCGAACGTGCCATACGGATACCATTGGGTAGTATGGGGTTCTTAGCAAACTGTAAATAACTAGGCAATCCACTAGCTATTGGCATTTCTTGGGTTTCTTCTCTTGTTCCTGCCACAATAGTAGCGGCGTCATAAAGAAAAGAATCTTCTTCGCCTAACGCGTCACGTTCATTACGTACTTGTTTGCCAGCTATCTCTAGGTCTACTGCATGCTTGAGGTTAGCGTAGCTTGTTATAAATCTTGGGGCTTTTTGCTGAAAAGACTCTAAGGCATCTCCCTCAAAGAACGCTATGTTTTGGCGCACTCGACGTGATTGTACGAGAGCTTGTTCAGGAAGTGAGCGCAACATAACATCTGCAATAAACTCATTTACCTGCCGCTTGCCTTCTTTGTCTTTAATGTCTAGTGCGTTTATTTTCTTACGCAGATCAGTAAGGAACGGTAGCGGTACTTCATTGTTGTAAACCTGTCTCTCTATTTCGGCACGCGGTTTAGCCCGTACTGATTCGGCATCAACTTCAGGTAGCTCTTTGAGTTTGCGGATTGCCCGTCTACGTTGCAGCCATGAGTCATAAGAACCTGTAGCGTAAACTATCTGTCCGTTCTCATCTCTGTAGTTAAACTCAAGCCAGTAGGTACCGGAACGAGTTAGTGGGAAGTAAGGTTCGATGAACCCAGCCTCCAGACGGCGCATAAACATCTCGTCACGGATAGTCTTTTTAACTTCCGATTCAGTCTCTAACTTATCTATATTGGCTTCTTCTGCGGCTATGATGTTGTCGTTAAGATCACTATAGAAATCGCGCAGGTTTATGTATATTGCCCGTTGTTCTGGCGTTAGCTGTCCAAAGAGACTTACTACTTCTTCGTACTCTTTAATTCTTTGTGGATTAGGTTCTTTAGGAATAACTCTGCCGACTATGGACGGTGGGCGACCAGCCTTTTTATCTGCTTCACGTTTAGCTTCTAACTCAGCAACACGTTTGTCCATCTGAGCTTTGGTGTTAAATTTTTCTTCTTTACGCGTACGCGTATCAGTCTTGCTATTGTATGCGCCGTAGACAACCCAATACTTGCGTATCTTGTCTTCATTGACCGTGGGGTCAATACGATTAATAGTAGAGAACGACACTAACTTGTTAAATGTAGCCTTAGCTTTACTATTATTTGAAAAAACACGATAAGCATCATTGAGTAGATTGTTGTACTTCTTCATGTACTCAACGCGGATACCTTCTACTTGGTAGAGTAGTCTTTCAATCTTTTTAGCTGAAGGTACTTTTAACTTTAAGATATCTGAAATTGCTTCAAGCCCAACTCCGTTAAGGAATAAAGCCCGTGCTTTACCACTGGCGTTTTTACCCCACTCTACAATGTCTTTGACTCTATTTGGTGGGGCATCTTTCAGGAAGTCTTTACCGCCGCTCATTAAATGAGTAATAGCTTCTTCCGGCTTATCTTTAGCTAGTGCGTTTGGTACGTCAGTTACGTTCCGGGTGTTAGGTTCAGTTCCCAGAATCGTGTTTATGTGTTTTATGGTTTCGACATCCGCAGTGCGTGCGTTATCTGCAATACCTAAGAACTTGGCGATAGACCCCCAGAACCGTTCCCAACCGGTAATCTTTTGTCCGGTGGGCTTGTAAGCCGCCAGCTTTGCTTGGAACTCAGGATTAGTAAACGCCTCGGCAACGAAGTCTTCCAGAGAACGCATACCGTACTCGTCCGGCATAGCTCCTTTTAGATCATCGTACAGCTTGGTCAGTGCTACAGTAGCTGGGTGGCTCTTGTTTTGTAGTACGGCGTAAGTAACAGCGTGTGCGGATTCGTGTAGGACAGCGTGCGTGCTTAACGGAACACTAGTATTTATAACAATTGTGTTTGTACGGGGGTCGTAGATAGCGGCTATGGGGTTACCCTTAGCGTTGTTGAGTTCGCTAGTGGTTTCTACAGTTACGTCTTTTATGGTTTCACTGAGTCTCTTGGCAACCTTACGTACTTTGCGGTTTGGTGAGGTCTCAAAAATTTGGGTAAGCGCCGCACCAATATCTTTGGCTTCAATTGCATCTGCGACTTTCTGGTTAGCTTCGGAAATAGTAGCGGCGACAGCATCGGCTTCAAGGAGCTGGGTAATATCTCCTTCAAATGCCGCCACATCAATATCGAGAGCTTCACGAATGGCTTGTTTGTCATCGGCAAGTCGAGTTTCTTCTGCCGTACCCATTGTTTCGTTCTGGTAAGCTATAAAATTATCTACAGCTTCTTGAACCATCTTGTCATTGTTGCCGGGGTTTTCTTTTGGATTGACGTACGAGTTTATAGCCTTCCGTTCTTGAGCTTTGACCTCTCTGTCTCTAGCTACTGCGTCTTTGGCTCTGCCTGTCGGAGAGCGGCGTAAGTCCGCTGCTACACGAGCTTCTTCCTCTACTGCGGCTTGTTCTGTTTGCTCGTTAAGTGCAGTAACACTTTCGGGCATATTTGTTTCGACCCAACTACGAGCTGCTTTTGACCTACGCCGAGCTTCAGTTGATTTGATGGTGGATTCTTTGGGTTTTATTGCGTCAAACGCTATTTCCCGTATAGCTAAATCCATGTCCCCGTCA